GATTGACATTTTGCAATTTATTGACAGTTGGCTGCCGACGTTGACAGACTGGAGTGTGGAAGAAATATCACACAAATGCAGACTGTTTAGGTCAGACGCAGACGAAGCGATTGACATGCTCATCTTGCACGGGCTCCTCGATAATGCAGGTTCATGCCCGACAATGGGGCGACGTGTCTGCGTACCTGAGATAGCTGCGGTGTGGATGCGCGAGAACTATGAAACAATAAACAGTTTGCATGTGATGAATGACTGTGATTTGTTTACGTTGGAAGAGACTGCGACTGCATGAGAGGGAAGTGTCCGAGACTACTACTAAATAAAGTAGTTAGAAAGGGGACTATCATGCTGTACTATGCGCCAGTAATCCTATACGTATACAGTTATGTCATATATAAAGGTATTAAATCATACAGTACACATATGACAAAGAGTTGACAGCATTGTTTGACAATCATATGACATATTGTTTGACATTTGTTTGACGTACTACCACCCCCCTCCCCCCTACCCGGGATGTATGTCACGGCGCATTCTGCGTACCGTATACGCCGGCTAAGGTCCTTCTCGATCTGCGCCTAAAAATTTGAGATTCTTAAACACCCAATAGCCGCCTAGTTAGAGTGTGGGCTATTGGGAAAGAATGAAGGACTTCTTTGAACAACCACCCAAGCACAGTCTTAGGGTGGGCGACTTGGTGACATGCACATGCCATGGCGGCGTGGCGGTCATCGTGCAGCTATATGATAGTGGCGAAGAGATACAAATGAATATGGCAAAGATATGGTGGATTAAGCCGGCCCATCGAGATCAAGAAAGATCGTGGATGCATACGATTGGAAGATTAAGCAAATACGGAATTCATTGGCCGGAATAATTATAGCATATGCCATTCGACAAATTATATGTTAGAATTAAGTGCACAATGTGCGATGGCACCAAATTATTCAAGCATAGCGGCCATCACGATCCTTCCAATCCCTTCAAGTGGAAGTCGTGCCCCTATTGCGATTATGATGGTTTGCTATTGATAGAGGCACACCTTAATTCAATTGCAGAGTATGTCAATGAGTTACCAGAAGAAGAGCGATTATTGCTCCTTCAAAAAATAGCCACAAATAATTTGCCAGATTAACTATCATGTATGCCATATGCATGGCCGAAGGAGATAAAAGAACTAATTATTAGTGCGAGCGTTAACCAATGATCATTACCCCAGCAAGATTACGGCAATTGATTTCCGAAGAAATTACCAGATCAGATAAAGCCGAGATTAAAAAAATGATAGCCACCGAAGTGGAGAAGCAGCTTAAGAGCCGCCAAACCAAGAAGTTAATTGAAGATGAACTGACAAAGTTGATCGGCAAAAATAGCGTAAAGCAGGATTTAGGGGATATCACCAAGAAGATCCTCAAGCAGCTGTACAAAGATTTAGCTGTGCACAATTCTTTTATTATCGATAAGCTTAAAGCTTAATGGGAGTTAATTATGATAAAGTACATTAGTATTGCAGGTACTACTTTAGCTATGCTGAGTTTACAGCCTCTACTCACCGGTGGCGAGAGTACCGAGGAGGCAGCTGCCCCAGCGCTCTATGGCGATGTGCTAGCGCCTTACGTAACAATACAACAGTCTGATAAATTTATGCAGCCTACCTTGTGTAAGGTAAAGGATGCGAAGGCGCCAATTCTCGAACAATTGGAACAATGTAAAAAACAACGAGTAGGTTGGCTTAAAATTTAAACGTATAGTTAATATGTGGGCAGCGAAATTGTTTTGCATATCGGCGATATTGTATATGACCCCAAAATTGGGGATGTAGGTGTCTTGCTTGTGCGCGCTAATGATAGTGCGTCCGGCATGCGCCGGCCCTATGAAGATGTCTTCGAACTTTGGGTATGGGAAATCTTTTGGATCAACGAAGGGATCACCCGGTATACTGAAGGTGGTATCATTAACATGATTAAAGATGGCTATTTATTGTTGTATGCAAATAATTAAAGTATGTTCCCCGATAGTTTGCGTTCGTATACGAAAGATGTTACATTGAGTGTTGGCGATATGATTGTCGATACCGTTTCTGGCCAAATTGGCCTCTTGGTCGATTATGACCGTCGCATTTCGGCAACAAGCGATGACCTTTATTTTTGGCATGTAAAGTGGTCTCATAGCGCTACGGAGGATTTCACTACGGTTATTAATCCGATTTGGATGGAAGAAGAAGGATTGAAGTTGTCTATACTTGTTGGATTCTATAGCCTACATGCGGCTTAAAAGAAAATTTTTAGAAAAAAAATATAAAAAATTTACGTTTTGGAAAAATCAATAAAAATAAACACTCGACCCTGGGAGCGCGGCGACTTAGTTCGAATTAAAACTTCCCGCCGGGACGGCACTGACCATGAATCAATTGGGGTTGTAATAAACTTTTTTATGCCCGAAAAGCAGTTAAAAATCTTTGAGGAAATACTGATTTTCGACTCAAAATTGCATGCTGCCCGTAAATACTACTGTTACGATATAGAATTAATCAGCCCGGGCGTATAGTTATTATGTGAAGCAGGTACTAGAATCATTGAAGCGAATATATTTTGCTTCATGTTATATTGCATGGTTCGTAAATATTGGGTTGCTGGTTTTTGCTAGCATGAGAGGGGCGAATGAATTGCAGCTGTTGGCTATCGTTAATATGATGTTGTTAAGTTTCGTCTTATTGCGAGATTAAAGGACGCAAATGCAAAACCGAACATAGTTACTATAAGGGGCATTCAACTTGAAATACTTATTCCTATCTTTATTGTGTTTCATAGGGTGCGCATATGAATACGGAATTGTAACAGGTAAAGAGAAGACTGTTTATATCACCGAAACAGAAGTTGTCACCGAGACAGTAACAGAAACCGAAACCGTTGAAGTCCCAGTAGAGGTTCCAGTATATATAGAGGTGGAAGTACCTGTCTATATTGGAGATACGGCGATCGATGATCCCGGCCTAATATGGGTTGATTCATTTACACAACCCAACACTGTAGATGGGATTGATATTTTATGGGTAATCGACACTTCCGGCTCAATGCATCGTTTTGACGCTCAATTGTTATTGGGAATAGAGACCATGTTAACGGCTCTTCCACCAACTAGCTGGCGCTTGGTGATGATGTCCAATGATCCGATGCGTGCAGTGGCTGAAAACCAGTTTCCGCTGGTACCGGGTGATGATATCTTGGATGCAGAAGCAATGTATAGCGCCATGGGCCGCGGAGGGTTTGAGGAAGGGTTTGATGCCACTTATGAATATATTATCAACAACTCTTATTCTGCCACGTGGATGCGGCCTGATGCTGGTTTGTTGGTGGTTTTTGTTTCGGATGAGCAGGAACAAAGTAATGATCATTTTTCGGACTGGGTAGATTTTGTATCGTGGTATGGCGGCCTCCGCGGAGGTTCAGTATTTTTGGCGAGCATTGTTAATCATGATACAGCAGAATCGCTGTGTACCTTTGTCAGCCCCATCGATGTAGGTACCCGCTATATGGATGCAACCAATGCATTTGGCGGGAATATCATTGATATCTGCGCAGATGATTGGACCGCCGGCGTGGCTGATGCAGCTGCCTCGATTGAGCCTCATGAATCGTGGAGATTGACCCATACTCCCGTAGAAGACTCAATTCGGGTGTTCATCAATGGAACAGTCCAAGATGCTGGCATGACTACTTGGACCTACTCTCTCACCGACAACACCGTCTATTTTTATACTATTCCCGCGGGAAGCGCGCTGGTGGAAATTGGATATCGCTATTACGAGACAGTAGATACCGCAGACACGGGTTCATAGAGGAGTTGTGATGAAATCTTATCTTAAGTTATTGTTATTGTTGCTTTTGCCTGGCCTATCCATGGCGGCGCCTTCCAACGTAAAGAAGCCAGTAGATAACGTTCATGCCGAGATGCCCAGCATAGAAAAAAGAATACGTCAAGCTGCGGTGCGCGTTACGGTTCCCTTTAGTGGTGGACATGGTTCTGGTTCGTATGTGCTCTATAAAGATATCCATTTAGTTATAACGGCTCAACATGTAACAGCCGGCGCGCTAGGTATGAATTATTTGGTTAGTTATAAGGAAGAATCACACATAGCAACGCTCATTTACTCAGACCCAATAAACGATATTGCTCTTTTATATGTAGGGACTCCGTTTCATCACATAAAGCCCATGAAGTTTAGCCCTCTAAAAGAGGTGGCTGATGTTGGAACTCAGGTGGTTTATTCTGGTTATCCCTCAACTCATAAGTTAATGTCCTTTGCTGGAAGAGTAGCCGGCTATGAAAATGGCCCTGGAATTGGAAAACACATCATTTTACATACTTATGGTTGGTTTGGTTGCTCGGGTTCAGTCATATACACTTCAAAAGGCCAGCAAGTTGGTGTATTATATGGGGTAGATGTAGAATATTATCCGGATATTCAAGTACAAGAGAACATGATTTGGGTTGTACCTATGAATAAATTAAAAATAGAGAAAGCCGTGGGCAGCTTTTGTAGAGGATATCAAGGAAAAACCCCTAAAGCCTGCCGATGAATTATAAATGGAATGCGTTTCTCACCGAAAAGCGGCTAAAAGCAGCTGCTATTGTGGTATGTATAAAAAAAGAAGAGCTTTTTTTGATCTTGCGTAGATCAGATATCGACGATAGAGAGGGCCAATGGGCACTCCCCGGCGGGCATATTGACGAAGAAGATGAATCGATAGAGCATGCAGCAGTTAGAGAGCTACAAGAAGAGGCCGGATTAGTCTGTGCTGCCGATAGTTTAACATTTTTGGGGGAACCAAAAAGCGAAAAGTACTATTTTTGGACCACAGAATGGACAGGAGGCGTAAATGTTGATGTTCCTAACCCAAAAACTGACGAGATCGAGCACGATGACTACAAATGGGCCACAATTAATGACATAAAAGACATAGATGATACCGAAATTCCGATCTATTTACTGGAGAAAGCTATAGAGATGG